GAGTGCTGCCCGCGCTTATTCACCGATCAAAGCTCTGTACTGACTATGGATCCTGTAACGTTAACCGCCATAGGGACCGCAGCAGGCGGCGTTGGGACTCTGCTACAGGGCATCTTTGGCGGCGGCGGCAGTAGTAGTGGTGGTGGTGGCTCTGACTACTACGCGCAGTATGGCGCTTTGGCCGCTGCGATGAATAACCCTCTTACTGCAGCCATGAACGGGCTCGCAGTGCTACAGGGTTCTCTTGGAGGTGCTCTCGGTCTCGAGGGTTCTACTATTGCTAACGCTCAGTTAGGCGTCCTGAAAGAAGCCCTAAATCGCGCTGAGAAGGCAACTACGGCTCAAGCTGCTGTCACCACGGGTGCAGCTGGCGCGGGTATTGATACTCTTAAGAACTTAGCTAACGCACGTACTGCCACCGAGTTAGCTGGTCCTCAGTTCCTCGGTCAAGCCGGTTCTGCAGCTTTAGCTGGTGAGAATCAATTAGCTCAAAGCCTGGCGGGCACAAACTTAGGCCTTAAATCTCTTCAGGAGCAGACCAGGGCCGCTGTTGCTCAGAAACAGTCCGATACTCTTGCAGATGTCTTCAGCACTCGAGCTAAAACTGAGGGTAGTTTGGCACTCGGCGCTCAGGCTCTCGAGAGTGGTCTGAAACTGCAGCAAGCAAAAACCCTCAGCGACCTCGCAACTATCAAAGGTCAAACTAAGGGTCAGCTTGCACTGAAGCGCTATGGTGCTAGCCAAGCCCTGGCTGGTACGCGCTTCTTTGCATGATCCAATCAAAAGTTGGTGATTCGACCACCGTCGCAGCGTGGTTGGATTCTTTAAGTAAGTCGCAACGTGACGCGTTCACGTACTACGCGAAAAACTCGACCAGCGATATCGAGGCGTTCCTTTTCGCGAGGTTCTTAAAGCCTGGGTTTGACGGCTCGATATCCGATCTGACGGCGTTTATTCAGGAGCGTTACCCCAAAGCCGATCTTCGTAAAGATCTATTGATCGAGATCGACGCTCTGAAAATCGATTTAGGCAATGTCCGCCAGATGACCTTAACGGGCATGTTGGACCACGCGACGGCAGCTACCAAGATCGCTGTCCTTCAGAAGGAACTTCGTTCTCATATCCAAGCTGTTCGTCAGTTGACTGACGGTCTGGACCGCCGTGGCTTATTGCTTGCAGGCGCGGATCGCTGCTTGCGTGAGCTCGTAAATAGTTTCGAGGATCAACCGACTATGAGTGCTCTGCTGGAAGAAGCTTCTCTAATTGTTTGGTCGGTTATTGAACGCGAAGAGAAGAATTAAAAAAGGGGGCTCGAAAGCCCCCTTCTAGCGTATTCAACCCTTGGCTTCAATTAAACACGCCGCATTAAACTTAGCACGTTTAACACGGGTGTTCTGAAGATACCCATAAAGGAATCATTAACACCAAGCGACATTACCAGCTCTTGTTCGTCTTCAATAAAGCAGCCGAATGGGAGGACACACGCTGGTTGATTAGAGATATCGTTGCCAACAGGGTCCGACCACGTAATCAGGTCATCGTTAGTGGAGCCGACAAAGAGCGGCTCATCCATCATGCGAACTATCTTCGTTTGGTCCTCGTCCAGGGTGTAAGCACTTAAGGCGTACAAAAGGTAGGGTCTACGGTCTAGCTCTTGAACCATGTACTTCCAATGGTAAAAAACTAGCCATTCGTCGCCCAACTTCACAGGAGCCGTGGAGTTGAAAGTCGGGTGACCCGCAGTAACTTCTTTAAGACAGCTTGAGTCGATTACCTTGTCCGGTTTTCCTGGACTCTTGATGACGATAGGTACTGTTGAGTAAAGAAGTTTTAACTCGTCCCCATCAGAGTAAAAGCACCAGTTTTTCTCCGCCTGCCCATCCTCTAGGTTTTTTCCGATAGGAGGGAAGTAGCAATCCGTCAGGTGCCCGTATTCGTTGATGACACCTGTGCAGATCTTTGGACTCTTAACCAGTTTGTGGCTTGAAGAGTCCCACTTGGTGGCGTAGCTACTCGTTACAAACTGACAGTGAAGGCTGTCGTCGGGAGAGATAAAAATCCGGGGGTCTTCATAGCTGAGTCTGTGCTTTGATTCCCTGAGCTTTTGTCCTGCAACGATCGTCTCGTCATTGATCATCTCCCCTACATAAATATCAGTAGGGGTGTTGTTGTAGTAGAAGTACTTCATGTCGTGCCTGAACACGAAGGGCTCCGGCTGAGATCGCCACGCGATAAGGGTCGACCCCTTGTGCTTAAGAATGCAGGGGCTGAAGTTAGCTACTGAGGTCGGTGGGAGACCATAAAGTATGCGAGTGAATTCGCCGCCGATTTCCTGAGCTTGTACGTAGACAGAAGGAAATCCAGACTTTGTCGGGAGATGGACTTTGCGGACGGCACGCTCGTGGTACGTGCGGTAGCGATGAAATTGAAGACTCATTTGCTCAGCTCCTCCATGGCTGTCTGAAAACCTTCAGAGATTTTGTCCCAGCGATACGAGGGGTTTTTCGTCACCTCATAGCAAGACTCAGCGGTGTGCTTGCGGTACGTTTCGTCTTCATAGAGTTCGGTAAGAAGCTCCGCTGCGTGATTCGTGTCCACGATGCCTCGCTCCAAACCGAGATCTTTGTCGTAAATCCAGGCTGCGACACGCGCTAGTGGGGTTTTGTTCCGCCAGATATCAGCAAACGACGTGTGGTCTGGGAGAACCAAGGGGCGTTTGCATGAAGCATGCTCAAAGGGTACTAATCCCCAGCCTTCTCCATTTGCTGTATTAATTCCAACGTCACTTGCGTTATAGATTTTGTTTAGCAGCTCGTCGGGTGGAGCATCCATATAGTTGATGTTGTTTGACGTCATGATTAATCGGCCATTCGAGTCAAGACCCTGTTTCTTCATCTCTGCCTCAAACAGCGCTCGGACGTCCCAACCGAGATCCTTTTCGCTCATATGGAGGTAAAGCATCGCGTCTTCCTTATCCTTCGCGAATTGCGCGAAGGCCTTGATGGTTAGATCGATCTGCTTACGAGGCTGGTTTCTATTTGCATTAAGAACGATGAACTTATCTAGAGGTAATCCGAGCTGTCTACGCGCTTCATCCCGTTCCATCGGGAAGAATTTTGAGGTATCTAAACCGTGGGGGATTACGCCAAGCAGTTTGGGCTCGACACCTTGCCTGATCAAGCGCTGGGCTTGTTCGATCGTGAATGTGATCGCGAAATCCCAGTCCTTGATGTAGCGCAAGTGGCTCTCGATATACCACTCAGAATCAATTGGGAAGTAAGCTATGAACTTAAACTTATGCTGTGCTTTCAGTAAATGAATGCGCTCCCAGACTTGGTTTACGATCCAGATATCGTTTAAGCAGATAATGAAATCCGGTTTCTCTTCCTCTACGACTTGAGGTAGTCGCCCGATCCCAAAACGGTCGCTCGGATTCAGGGCTCCAGCTGGGTAGACCTTAAAGGGTAGATCATGAGGGTCACCACTGTAGTTAATACCAAACGCAACGATCTCATTATTTTTTGCGAGGTGCTCCAGAATACTGTGTGTTACACGAGCAAATCCAGTATTCGAGAGGATGTCCCCGTACCAGAGAATCTTTGCCATTTAGCGGTAGAATCTGGCTATTAGTATACAGACATTGTTTTAAATCGCATGCCGAGTAGAGAATCATTTGCTTACCGTCGTGCGCTCAAGTTACGCGCAGCTAAGGCTGTGGATTCCGACGTACAAGAGCTAAGTTCGATATTTTCTAGAGCAGCAGATGACTTCCCTACTTTCTGTACTGTTATGGATAAGGCTCCGGCAAAGCATATGCTGGAGTGGCATCAGCATTTAGTGACTGGCGAGAGCAATAGATACTTAATAGACATTGCTGGGCCTAATCTTGATATCCTTGCACCTCGAGGTAGTGCAAAGTCCACGGTGCTCAACATGTTCACCGCCTGGATCATTGGGCGGCATACGACAGCTGGTCTGCCTCTACAGATTATCTACTGTTCCTACAACATCGCGACGGCAATCCCCAAGAGTCGAATCATCAAACAAATTATCGACTCGTCTTCTTATAAAAAGATTTTTCCGAAAGTCCAGCTCCGCTCTGGTATGCAGTCGGACATCGGCTGGAGTATTGACTTTGACTACGCAGGGATCAGCCGTGTGGGCGACGAAGAATTTACCCTTCGTGCTGCTGGGCTGAGAGGTTCGATTACGTCTAAGCGTGCCCACCTTGTGATCGTCGATGACCCTATTAAGTCGAGCACCGACATCAAGAACCCAACCATTAGGGAGGAGATGAACAACAACTGGAGTTCAGTTATCGCTCCCATTATTTTTGAAGGAGGGAGAGCTATCTGTCTTGGGACTCGATTCCACCCACTTGATATTCACAAGACGATGTTCGTGCCTCAGAAGGGGTGGAAGCAGGTAACGCAAGAGGCTCTAACTTACGACGATAAGGGTGACCCCGAGAGTTATTGGCCCGAACAGTGGAGTGTTGACTATCTACAAGGACAGAAAGAACTCGATCCAGTTGCTTTTGCCTTCCAGTATCAGCAACAGCCGGTGATGACTTCCGACTTGGTCTTGTCTCCGGATCTTCTGATTAAAGGTGACGTCGTTACCGAGTTCGATAGTCTCGCCGTAGGTATTGATCTTTCGGCTAGTAAGAACGAAACGTCGGACTATACCGCTTTTGTCCTAGCCGGTCGTCTCAAAGACAAGTACTACGTTATCGATGCTCACCAGGTTAGATCGATCGGAAACCTGGAAAAAATCGATCTACTCTGCAAAATGCTCGTCGAGTGGGGAATCCTACAGGAAAACAGTGAGGGCGAATACTTCCCCACGTACTCCACATGCACTCTTGTTGTCGAATCAGTTGCTTATCAAGCTTCTTTAGCGGCGGACTTGAGGCGGATTTTATTGAGTGAGAGAGGTTTGGGGAACATTCATATCCACGAAGCGAAGGGTTTCCGTGGCGATAAGATCGCTCGCTTCAGGGGTACCCTTGGCTTATTAGAAAATAAAAAGGTGACGTTTAATCGTTTCCGTAAGTTTGATGCTCTCTTCGATCAGTTAATAAATATCGGTGCGACCTCCCACGATGACCTACTCGATGCGTATACCTGGGTAATTACCTATCTGCAGCGTCGCGGTAATTTCGAGATGGAGTATTGATAATGGATATTTCCTCCTGCTCTAACGCACTGCTGTACTCTTCTAAGTACTTTATAGCCATTACAGCCCATAACCCTTTAAATCGTTTTGATCCTCTTCTCGCGGTTCTTCGTGGGTACGGGGAGCTTCCCGGTCGAAAGGAGGTCTTTATTTTTATTGATTATGAGCACCGTGAAGACGAGGGTCCCCTTCTTGAGCTCTTAGAAGCAAACGTGAAGGGTCTAAGTTTAAACGTTATTATAGCTCCGGAAGTATACACTGGTTTTTATCTTACATGGAGTCATAAGGATCTTCTTAAAAAAGCTGTAGAAGCTAGAGCGTATGACTTCTATATTTATAGTGAGAACGATATGCTTTTATCTAGCGAGAACTTTGTTTATTGGTACAACTGGAAAGACCGTTTGAAGAGTCTGAACCTGGAGCCTGGTTTCTGTCGGTTTGAGCGGTTCGAGGATAAGTTCGTACCTTTCGATAACCATTGGAAGTGGAATTTAAGTAAGCCCACTCCCAGTGTTTGGGGCGACCGTCCCTTCGAGGTCAAAACCTACTTAACGCCTGGGTCTGAATTTATAGGTTTCGCGTCTCTCGGAAATCCGTATACCGGAATGATGATTCTTGACCAACAGATGGCTGAAGAGTACATAAAGTCAGATAGTTGCGATCCCACTAAAAGCTTTTCTTTAACTAAGCACAGGTGCTGGCCAATTGCCGATCGGAGCACGATGGGGACAATTTTTGAGAACCTCGCGCCTAAGCAGGAGCATCGACGGGTCGTGCCTCTAGTTCGATGCGAAGGTCGTGTGCAGATCGCCCCCTGCGGTCTGGTCGAGCATTTAGACAACAAGTACAGCAAAGAGCTCAGCGCAAAAGGCGAAATTTTGCTAGATATTTCTGAGTTTCTTGCAGTCTGATGCTTTTTGAAGAAGACCGTTTTATCTTTAACGAGATTGACGACCTAACGCCACGCAAGACAATGTCGTTTGACGATAATGTGAACCACCCTATGCACTACACGCAAGGTAGTATTGAATGCATTGATGCTATGGAAGCCGCCTTAGGTAAGGAAGGCTTACGCGCTTACTGTAAGGGAGCCTGTTTGAAATACCTTTGGCGTACAGACTTTAAAAATGGTGTTGAGGATCTCAAGAAATGCGCGTGGTATCTCCAGAAATTAATCGAAATTTCTGAGGAGGAGAGTTAAACTTAAATTGGAGCTCTTTTATTATGGATATTCGCGCTTTTGGTTCTGTCTTTGGGCAGACTTCTGTGCTCCCTTACGGAAGCGGAATTTCTTGGCAACCGTCTGATGGCGAAGTCCGTTTCCCGACCTGCCGTGGTGTCTACCTGAACGCCACCTCCAGCAGCACAGTTTATCTGGAACTCTCTGACGGTCCCGGTCAGTATGTTCAGTTCTCGGCCACCGCGCCGTCTCTGGTTAACTTGGCTTGCACAGCCATTAGTGGTGGCACCGTTAGTTCCGCAGCTGTACTGTTCTAATGAACCCCTATCTGAATGCCGCTACTGACTTCTCTCAGGCGTACCGTAAACAGATTGATGCGTCTGAGCGGCAACGACGTGCGGATATGTACTCCGATGAGGCGTTTGCGGACTCGGAGGAGCAGGAGGCGTACAGCCTTATCGGTGAGCCGACGCCTCAAGCGCCGATTCCTCCTACTGAGTATTCTGACGGTGTACCCAATGGTACTCCTGTCGATATGGGTGATGACCGTGGAAATGTTTTGGCACGGGCTAAGCGTCGGGTTGCCGAATACATAAAATCACGAGAGTGAGTTAATATGCTGCCAGAGTCTTCTGGTTCGCATGCTCATAGATTGTTTTCCTTACTTCAACGAACGCGAGATTCTTGAGCTGCGTATCCGCACGCTTGAAGATCACGTCGACGGTTTTTTGATCACAGACGCCAACCGTACTCATAGAGGCGAAGATAAGGAATTCACTTGCTTAGAGACCATTCGGGAACTCGGTCTTCCTGAGGAAAAAATTCAGGTTCTTCACGTGGAGCTCCCCACCATCGAGGAAGCCCCTGATCCCTGGATCCGCGAACGTGGTCAGCGCGATGCTTTGGGAGTCGGGCTGCATATGATGCCTGACGACACAGTCTTTATTTGTTCTGACTGCGACGAGATTGCTAACCCAGAGAAGTTTCAAGAGCTTCTAGAGGTTGTCGAGGAGGAGAAAGAGAATGTTGTGCGATTAAGTATGTCTATGCATTACGGACGTGCCGATCGTCAGCTTGTTTCTCCTGAGGGTGAGCTTTTTGATTGGCGTTGCGGGGTCGTCAGCACCGTGGGCAAGCTCAAGGATTTCGGAACTTTGTCCTCCATGCGTACCACGCAGGCAAACAGGTACTTCGGGGATCGTGACGCTGGTTGGCATTTCTCTTGGATGGGCGATTCCGACAAGCGGAAGCTGAAGCTAAGGTCGATCGCCGAGTATTACATCTGGGATCGCCCTGAGGTTCAGAAGCTGTGTGACGAGTTCGAACCCGAAGAAGGCAACACCGATATGCTCGGTCGGGAAGATCATTTACTGACTTCGTACCCTGTTGAAAATCTCCCGAAAGAACTGGTTAAACTGGAGAGAGTAAAGAATTATCTGTTGCCCGATGTCCGATAAAATGCCATCTGAAGTCTTAGCGCGTTTTAAGGAAAAGCAGGAAGAGACTAAGGCTCCCAGCGGCGAAGAGCTGCGTGGTAATTCTGAGAAACGCATGCGTGCTCGGGATAAATCCCGTAAGCACAAAGAGATGAAGTCCTCTAAGTAATTTTATTTCGGGTTTTTAGCCCGCAGCAGTGAATGCCTTCCGCCTCGACCGAAAGCAGAAATAGGTTCAACGAGATTCTGGAAGCTTCGCGCACTCAGGATCGGAGCAGCCAATCGGCAACGATGGTTGTGCTGAGCCACTTGCAGCAGATGACTCTTCTCATGATGAAGAAGGGTCTGACGTTTTATTGTGACCAAGACACCTATAGAAGTCGTACACGTTTTTTAGAGGACGTTATTAAGCTTAATAAGCTTGATATTCGTTTTCCTTCGATCATTCGTAACTTTCTTATTGACGGTTGCGGACTCTTTTACTTCAGGCCTGATCCGAAGCTGAAGTATCAGATCTACTTCTTCAATAAGAATCAGTACCGTGTGTACCATGACGTAAATGGTGATGTTGAAGAAGTCATCATCATTTACAGTTACAAGGTAAAGAACGCAAACTTAGGTTTACCTAGCAACAGCTACGGTCAGAACAAGCGCTACGTTCGTCTGTCGATCACAGCAGATGAGATTAGTGAAGTAGAGACTGATACCGAGCTTAGTTTTGATCTTGAACCAGGTGCTGTTCTAACTCCTGCTAAGAAACGACCAAACACGCTTGGTTTTATACCTGCTGTAGAGGTTCTAAACAAACCGAACGCCAGCGGAACTGAGGGGGAGGGTGAGTTTGATCCCTTCATGGAGCAGATTGTGCTTCATGATCAACTCACTCGGAATATTGCCAAGAACATTGAGTTCTTTGGTAACCCGACTCTGATTAGCTCTCGTCCACGTAGTGATCTGGTCGAAGCTAACGATACTCAGTCGTCCTTCAGGCCCACGATCAGCAGCCAGAGTGGCTTTGCTGGTGTAGACAGCCCTTCCACTCGGGTCAGTGAGCCCTTTGGTGGAGGGATGGGCTCGGGTCTTCGCGTTCCCCGGATTATCGCGAACGTGGAGCCCTCTGACCGTGTGGGCTATATGACGCCTGACCCGGTTAACGGGGATATGAACCGTTATACCCTTCTCCTTCGGGAGGAGATTCGCACCGCCCTTGGCGGGGTAGACGAAATCTCGATCTCCGCAGGCGCAACTGCCACGGAGATTAAAGGGTTGATGGGTCGTGCTCAGGCCACGGCCATGCGGAAGAACAAAAGCTTCCTGACCTATGGGTTTAATCGTCTCCTGGAGATGATGATCTATCACCAGGAAACTATCTTCAGAGAATCTTTCATTTTGGCTTCCGGAATGAAGGAACCTAACCCACCTAAAGAAGAGACTCCTGAGTCAATCGAGAAGTACAAGCGAGCTGTCCTTAAATTCGAAAGCAAACTCGACGAAGAAATTAAAAAAGCAGTAGCCGAGAACAAAGTCCCACGTGGCGTTGTCGGTTTACCTGAAGACGGAGACCGAGAGGTTTCCTATCGATATCAGGGTGATGTTTATGAAGATACGTCTTATGACGTACTTCAGAAATCCATGGTCGTCCGCAACATGCAGGAACTAGGTGTAGACAGCCTAGAGGCCATGAAATATCTTTTCCCCGATAAAACTGATTCTGAGATAGCGGAAATGCTGAAGGGTTTCCCCTTCCGCATGATCCAACAAACTCAATCTGCGATGCAACAATTTCTGGTATTATTATCCCAGATGTTGCAGTCTCCACATCCGCTTGCGCCTAACCAACCGCTTGCGGCAGATCCTAGACTGAATATCACTCCGCTCCTTTATAGGACGTTTGACCACCTAGCGGAAGAATTAACCTACTCGGGTAGCTATGAGCCAGCA